ATGCCAGAGCCCTGCTCAGCGGGCAGGACAAGCCGAACTTACGCATCGCCATCGAGAAGCTAACCGAGGCAGTGGAGGACGCAGAGTACCGCCACGAGATTCGCTGCGAGCGGGATGCGACCATCGCGAGGCTGAACCATGCTAACTGATTACTTACAGATCGGATCGGGACTCTTCGCCATCACCGTCATGGCTGTCTTTATGTACTTCGACCGGAAGAATTGGCCGTGAGCCCGGCAGAGATCGCCCGCGCCATACAGACGCACCTCGCCATGACAGACCCCGAGGGTGCACCGGAGCGCAGCCAGCTAGACAAAGACCGTCCGGGCTATGACCAGCTCACCCTGGCCGAGCGCAAGTATTACTGGCCGCGCAGTATGCGGATCACACCGATGGACGTTTTAGAGATGAGGGAGTCATGAATCAAACCGCAGGAATGCTCAGGGAAATAATTCGTTTACAGGAAGCTTTCTTAGACGCACTAGAGGACATGCTGGATGAAATCGAGGGGGATGTTGAGGATGAAGAAGCCTATGACGCGGAAGGAGAGGATGCTGAACCCAAAGGAATCGCCTTGCTACAAGGAAGGTAGGGCATCGTTCTTCATGAAAGACGAAGAGCACAACAACCCTTACGGTATTGGCGAGCTTCGCTCCCGCATGGAGTGGCTTGCCGGTTGGTACGACGCCAAGGTCGAAACGCAGGGCTTTGACGACGTTAAATCTAAACTGCGTTCTTAGGAGAACTATCATGGAGCAACGGGTCTTTAACTTAACGCAGCCGACAGTAACCACGGCACCTGCCGAAACTGCATCGAAGCCGAAGCGCAAGGTCAATCGCAAGTCGCCGAAGCGCAAGATGGTGCTGAAGTACATCCGCGAGAACCCGCTGGCTGACGTGCATGAAGTCGCCAGGGTCTGTCAGTGCAGTACGAACTACGTTTATCACATCTCACCACGGTCCAAGCTCAAGCATAAGCTCGGGCACCAACAACTTAAGAAGGCAGCTAAACCTATGAAGAAAACGCCGAAGGCGGAACCGAAACCCGCCAAGACGGACGACTGGGGTGACTTCATGGAGAAGAACAGGGCCGAGCTGGAAGCGCTACCCAGTGTAGAGCCCGCGTTTGGCATCGCCGAAGCCTCTACCATGCAGGTGGGCGGGGATCATTACCGGACGATGCAGGTGCAGCCCTGGGACGCCCTCAAAGCATGGCTCACACCTGCGGAATACCGTGGTTATCAGAAAGGTGTTGTCATCGCGTACCTAGCCCGAGAGCGCAGCAAGGGCGGTGACATGGACATCCGCAAGGCCGCTCATCACCTCATGAAGTTAGCAGAAGACTTGTCTACCTCTGGGGAGTGATGATGGACTTAATAACCGTGGACTTTGAGACGTTCTATAGTCAGGACTTCTCTCTTAGCAAGCTCACCACGGAGGAATACGTCCGCGACCCCCAGTTCGAAGTTATCGGGCTGGGGGTCAAGGTCAACGACGGTGAGACGGAGTGGGCGAGTGGCACACCAGAGCAGATGGAGCGTTACCTTAAGAAGTTTGACTGGGAAAGCTCTGCGGTCCTGGCCCATAACACTATGTTTGACGGCGCTATACTATCTTGGTGTTTTGGTATTCGCCCTAAGCTGTGGCTTGACACTCTGTGCATGGGCCGTGCTCTACACGGTGTGGAAGTGGGTGGAAGCCTCAAAGCACTGGCCGAACGCTATGGCATCGGTGAGAAGGGGACCGAAGTTCTTAACGCCAAAGGAAAGCGGCGAGAGGACTTCACCCCCGACGAGCTAGGGCGTTACGGGGACTACTGCGTCAATGACGTAGACCTCACCTACAAACTCTTCAAGCTCATGGGCAAAGGCTTCCCGAAGACGGAGCTGAAGCTCATTGACCTCACTCTGCGCATGTTCATCGAGCCGACCCTGGACCTCGACCTCGGCCTCTTAGAGCAACATCTTATGGAGGTGAAGCAGCGGAAGGACGAGCTGCTGGCGAGTGTCGGTGTCGATAAGAAAGAGCTGATGAGCAACCCGAAGTTCGCCGAGCTGCTCCGGGCCCTTAGCGTAGAGCCCCCCATGAAGACCAGCCCCACCACGGGTAAGCAGACCTACGCCTTCGCCAAGTCAGATGAAGAGTTCAAGGCGCTGCAGGAACACGAAGATGATCGCGTCCAAGCTCTTGTGACGGCGCGTTTGGGCACAAAAAGTACCTTGGAGGAGACGCGCACTCAGCGGTTCATCGACATCGCCAAGCGGGGCCTGCTGCCTGTCCCGGTGCGGTACTACGCTGCTCATACGGGGCGCTGGGGTGGTGACGACAAGATCAACATGCAGAACCTACCGTCCCGTGGGCCTAATGCTAAGAAGTTGAAGAGCAGCATCATAGCACCGCCGGGGCACCTGTTGATCGACGCCGACTCTGCCCAGATCGAAGCCCGGGTGCTGGCGTGGTTGGCCGAGCAGGACGAGCTTGTTACTGCGTTCTTCAACAAAGAGGACGTGTACAAGATCATGGCCTCCAGCATCTACGGTAAAGCTGTTGACGAGATCGACAAGGACGAGCGGTTCGTGGGCAAGACCACGATTCTCGGTGCGGGCTACGGCATGGGTGCGGTGAAGTTCCAAGCTCAGCTCAAAGGCTTTGGCTACGACATGGACCTCGACGAGTGCCGCCGGGTTATTCAGGTATATCGGGAGACTAACTGGCGGATTAGCCAGTTTTGGAAAGAGGCGCAAGGAGCCCTTGAAGGCCTGCAACGGGGCGAATCCTCTGAGCTTGGGGTCAACGGCTTGCTGAAGTTTCGCGGTGAGGAGTCGGCCATTGAGCTACCCTCGGGCCTGCTTATGCGCTACGACGAGCTGGACTTTGAGCAGGGGGACAAGGGTCCTGAGTACAGCTACAAGACCCGACGAGGCCGCACCCGCATCTATGGTGGAAAAGTAACGGAGAACGTCTGCCAGGGTGTTGCAAGGTGTATTATCGGTGAGCAGATGCTGCGAATCAGCAAGCGGTATCGGGTGGTGCTCACCGTTCACGACTCCATAGTATGTTGTGTACCTGAGCGCGAAGTTGACGAGGCGCAGGCCTATGTCGAGGCTTGCATGCGTTGGGTACCCGACTGGGCCAAGGGCCTACCCATCGACTGCGAGTCCGGCACCGGAACAAGTTACGGTGAGTGTGGATGAGTGTAGCTCCGTGGTCGTTCAGTAAGATCAAAGCCTTTGAGAAATGCCCGAAACAGTTCTATCACGTCAAGGTGGCGAAGGAGTACACCGAGCCGGAAACGGAGGCCATGCTGTACGGCACCGCGTTCCACGAGGCGTGTGAGGTCTACATACGGGACGGCGCGGAGCTAGACCCCAAGTTTGAGTTCGCAAGGCCAATGCTGGATGCGTTGGTAGCAAAGCCCGGCGAGAAGCTATGCGAGTACGAGCTGGGGCTGACAGAGAATTTAGAACCATGCGGCTTCAAGGACGACAACGTGTGGTTCCGTGGTATCGCTGACCTCATCATCTTAGACGGTGAGACGGCATGGGTGATCGACTACAAGACCGGTCGGAACACCCGGTACGCGGATACGGGCCAGCTAGAGTTGATGGCACTTGCAGTGTTCAAGCACTTCCCGCAGGTGCAGAAGGTCCGAGGTGGCCTGCTGTTTGCCATCGCGAAGAAGATGATTAAGGACAGCTACGAGCGCAGTCAGGAACCTAAGCTGTGGGCTAAGTGGTTGTCGGACTTCGAACGTATGAAGAAGACGTTTGAGCTAGACGTGTGGAACCCTAATCCAAGCGGGCTGTGTCGTCGCCACTGTGTGGTGCTTGAGTGTCCCCATAACGGGAGGAAGTGAGATGCCTTACGTTAACAAGAAGCGTCCGTACAAGAAGGAGTACCAGCAGCAGAAGGCTCGTGGCGAGCATGAGAACCGCATGGAGCGCCAACGTGCTCGGCGAGCCATCGACAAGGAAGGCGTGGACAAAAACAAGAACGGTAAAGCTGACAAGCGTGAGGGCAAGGATGTTAGTCACAACAAGCCTCTCAGCCGTGGCGGCAGCAACAAGGACGGCGTGAAGATCGAGAGCCGGGCCAGAAACCGCAGCCGTAACTACCAGAAGAAAGGGCCAAAACCAAAGAGGTAGTATGCAAGTTGTTAAGAACAAGGCGCTAGTGTTTCGGACTAACAACCCGGAGCAGATCACTACGGTGATCCCGAAGAGCAAGGCCGTGGGAGACGGCAGGGTAGTTATTAACTGGGGCATTGAAGAAGTTCAGGTGCTGAAAAACCTGAATATCAAGGCCCCCTCGCCCATTGAAGGGCGCTACGAGTGGTCGGGGCAGCACGCGCCCTTCGCGCACCAGAAGACCACAGCGGCGTTCCTGACCTTGAACAGGCGAGGGTTCTGCTTCAACGAGCAGGGCACAGGTAAGACTGCCTCAGCTATCTGGGCGGCGGACTTCCTGATGAAGCAGGGCAAGGTCAACCGGGTGCTGGTCATCTGCCCCTTGTCGATTATGGATTCGGCGTGGCGGGCGGACCTGTTTACCTTTGCCATGCACCGTACCGTAGACATCGCCTATGGTGCCAAGGACAAGCGGCAGCAGATCATCGAGGGTGATGCTGACTTCGTGATAATTAATTACGACGGTGTGGAGATCGTTGCCGACGCCATCGCCAACAGCGGGTTTGATCTCATCGTCGTGGACGAGGCAACGCACTACAAGAATCCCCAGACCAAGCGCTGGAAGACCCTGAATAAATTGTTGAAGCC